GGCCCGGTGCGCGGTGTGCGGCAGGCGCGCCTCCAACTGCCACCACGTCGCCCGCAGGTCGTGGGGAAAGACGTTCAGGCTCGTCACGCTAAACGGGGTGTGGGAGCTGCGCAGCCCGCTGTTCGCCCTGTGCGGCTCCGGCACGACCGGGTGCCACGGGAAGTTCCACGACGGCGGCCTCAGGGCCGAGTGGGTATGGCGCACCGGGGCGGCCGAGGAGGCATGGTGGTCCGGCACGCTGCTCAGGGAGTATCCGCCGCACAGCCCCGACCTCTACGAGTTCGGCTACTGGGCCATCACCGACCGTTACGGAAACGAGATCATCCGAGAGGTGAAATGACGATGGAGATAACCAACTGCGAGCAGTACGTGCTCTCCGAGCTTGACTACGAGCAGCGCCGCAACGAGCGCCTCGCGGCCGAGAACAACAAGCTGGCCAAGCAGCTCGACGCCATGACAAAGAGGGCGAACGGCTACAGCCGGATCATCAACCGCCCCAAGACGCCCATCGAGGCGCTGGCCGACAAGGTCATGCGCGAGGAGATGCTGACCCGCTTCACCTACGCCGAGGTCACGGACGTCAAGAGCGCGTTCAGCGGAAGGCTGCTCGACTTCGACGAATGGTGCCACGATGCGATGCGATATGTGGCGCTGGCGGACGACGTCGGCGAGGAGGAGTTCACCCGGTTCATGCACCGGGACCTCAAGAAGATCTACGACGAGAAGGTGGCCGGATGTTCCAAGTAGGGGCCGCCGCCCACGGCAGGGGCGAAGGGGCAGGCCGATGAATGACGAGAGGGCCGTCGCCGCGGCCATCCACGCCGGGCACCGGAGCGACGACGTGACCGACCTCTACACGGGCGACTGCAGGGGCTGCGGCGAGTGCTGCTCGCGCTTCCTGCCCGTGAGCCCGTTCGACCGGGTGCGCCTCGAGGCGTACGTGCGCCGGAACGGAATCGAGCCCGCCGAGCCCAGGGCGGAGTGCGACCTGCTGTGCCCGTACCTGACGGACGGGCGCGAGTGCGCGGTCTACGCCGCTAGGCCCGAGATCTGCCGGGCGTACCGGTGCGACAGGCACAAGAGGGGCGAGCTCGGCATGTTCTTCGGCGCAGAGTGCGCCGAGGTGACCGACATGCGCGAGCTCGCGGAGGCGATGGCCCGCGACGTCTACAGGAAGGAGCAGGGGAATGGCTAGGAACGTCTACGGCGGCTACTGCCGCGAGTGCGGCAGGTGGACGCCTCCCGGGTTCGGGCACTTCGAGCGCTACCGCGGCGGCTGGCGCGTCCACTGCGTCGAGTGCGCGAGCGGGCGGAAGCTGCCGCCCGAGGGAGACCAGGCGGCGCAGGACATGCGGCGCCACGTAAGGAACATGGTGAACGACGGAAGGTACGGGAAGAGGGGATGCAGATGACGGGGAACGAGAGGCCGGACATCTATGCGGACGGACTCCGGGAGGAGCGCTGTGAGAACTGTCTGCACTGCTGCGCGACGGTGCTGCGCACCGTCCACGGCGTGGAGCGCACCGAGTACGAGTGCGGGCGGCGCCCGGAGTTCGTGCACCGCACGCAGGGGCTCGCCAGGTGCAACTACTGGGAGTCGCGATGAGCGGATGGGATGAGCTCGGCCGCGAGCAAGACATGGCCGCGGCGAGGGCCGTCGGCTACCTCGAGGGCATGTACGACGTGGCCGTCGTCAGGAAGAGGGTGGCGTAGATGCGAGTTCTTATCGCCTGCGAGGGCCGCAGCGATGGCTAACGCCAAGGTGTTACGGAAAGCGCAACTGCTGCGCCTGATGGTTGACGAGTTGTGCGACAACATCGAGGCCCGAGAGGCTAGCGAGTCGTGCCTGCACACCTACGGCAGCCTCGGCTACGGCCTGGAAGACGGGCAGAGCAAGACCCAGATACAGAACGACATACGCAGGTGCAGGAGAACGCTCCTCGACCTGTGGAAGCTGATAGGAAAGGAAATCTGATGACCGACGAGAAGAAAACCGAGACCGCCAAGGAAGCTGCAACCGTGAAGAAGGCCATGATCTCGCAGCCGATGGCCGGCAAGACAGACGAGGAAATCGTGGCCACGCGCGACCTCGCCGTGGCGAAGCTGCGCCAGATGGGCTACGAGGTCGTGAACACCCTATTCACCGACGAGTGGTACAGCGACGAGGCCATGAAGGAGCGCGGCGTGGTGCAGGTTCCGCTGTGCTTCCTCGCGAAGTCGCTTGAGAACATGAGCCTTTGCCATGCGGCCTACTTCTGCAAGGGCTGGGAAGACGCCCGGGGCTGCAAGATCGAACACGACGCCGCCACCGCATACGGGTTGGAGGTGCTTTATGAGGAGTAGCGAGTTCTTCGCCGAGGCAGCCCGCATGACGGTGGATGCCGTGAAGGCGTTGGCCGAGTGCTTCGTGCGGGCGTTCCTCCAAGCGGCGAAGGCAATACGCAAGCTGGCGAAGCGGCTCGACCCGAGGTGGCAGCGCCGCTATCGCCGCGCGCTAGCGCGATCGCGCCGCAACAACCTGTACCTGAAAAGCATAGGAAGGTGCCGATGATGATTGACGACGCGACGCGCAACAGCGTTGCCGACCAGCTTGAACACGATGCAGTCTACCTCGACGGCTCGTCTCTATCCGAATGGTGGGCACGCCTTCAGTCTGTGGCATGCAACTATGAAGATTTCCCCTATCCGCGCTCCTTGTTCACGCGCCTGGCGGAACTCATCAGGCCGAACCCCATCAACGGAAGCACGTCCGACGGCTATCACACCTTTGACGAGCTATACCACCACCGAGCCGTGCTATTTTCCGTCGTCGTTTCGGCGTTTCCCGACAAGGCATGGAAAGCGAAGGCGCACAGCGACGGCACCATGTATGGCGGCATGTTCATCGTCGGCATCGACACGCCAGACGGCCAGGCCACCTATCACTACGACATCGATCCGTACTGGGGTATGTTCCGCTGCAAGGAGCTTGACCGAGCGCCAGAGTGGGACGGCCACACGCCAGAGCAAGCTATTGAGCGCATAGGCAAGCTGACCGGCCTTATCGACCGCGCGACCACGCACCTTGTCCTCGATGAAGACGGCCGCACGTGTTGCGCAAAATGTGGATGCGACTACCTATGCATGGGCAGCGCGACGTATTGCCCAGATTGCGGCGCGAAGGTCGCCAAGAATGGCTAGAGGCAGGACGAAGCGGTTTACCGAAAGCGAGCTGCGCGAGAGGCGAAACCGCCAATGGTGGGAATCCCGCGCCCGCTGCGGCCATGCGACCGTCTGCCCTCTGTGTGGCGGGTACACACTCTCGAAAACCGGCTATCACGCGGGCTGTGCCAAGAAGGCAGGGATCAAGATTCCAAGGCAGCGAATGAAGCGGGCTTTATTGACCGCCAAAGAGCGTCAGAAGATCCCCGTTGCCCAGATGGCTGGCCCGGTGGGCGCCGTTGTCCGTGACGATGGCGTGCGATTCGAGTCGGCTGGCGCGGCGGCGCTCGCGACATACGGGTATTGCGGCAGCCCGAACATCGTGAGGGCCGTCAGAACGGGATGCAAGGCCGGAGGTCATTACTGGAAACGAGCCGACGAGGAGGATAAATGACCGACCAATACGTATTCAACCCCGACATACACGACGAGTGGAAGCCGCCTGCGCACCGCTGCGAGAACTGCGCCCACCACGAGCACGACGTTGTGCCGATCGCTCATTTCGACGTGGACGGCAACGAGGTCGGCAGCACTACCGGCACGCGCTGCTACTGCAATCACGGCGGCAAGCACTTCGTCACTGGCGACAACAACCACTGCGACTGCTGGGAGGAGGCGCGATGAGCTACGACATACGCCTGTGCGACCCCGTGACGCACGAGGCGTTGCAAACCGACGTGCCTCACGACATGCGTGGCGGCACCTACGCCATGGGCGGCACTACCGAGCTTTGGCTGAACGTCACCTACAACTACGGCAAGCACTACTACCGCGTGCTCGGCGAGAAGGGCATCCGCACCATCTACGGCATGACGGGCGCGGAGTCCATCCCCGTGCTCGAAGCGGCAGCGGCCAAGCTGTCCGACGAGGTTTCGGACGACTACTGGGAGGCCACCGAGGGCAACGCCAAGCGCCCGCTGCTTCAGCTGGCGGCGATGGCCCGCATGCGCCCAGACGGCGTTTGGGACGGTGACTGACGATGGCGAGGGTGATCGCGGCGCAGGAGGTGCCGGAAAACTGCTCGACATGCCTTTACGGGAAGTTCTACGGCTGCAGCCATGCCGACCGCCAGAAGGATTGGACGTACTACCGCTTTTGGCAAGGCCTGAAGCCCTGCCCGAGCTGGTGGCTTGACCAAAACCGGTTCGAGAGGGCGTGATGAAATGGTTGACTTCGAGCCGCCTAGCGGCTGGAACCTGCCGCCGGGATGCTTCGAGTCCGACCCGCGCGCGCCGTGGAACCAGGAAGAGCCGAAGACCTGCGGGAACTGCTCGCACTGCCTGGAAGGCTGCTGCGATTTCGGGATATGCGGGCTTGAGTTCGAGGATGCGTTCGACGAGGCCGACCACGAGGTGAAGACCACGCCGTGGAAGGCTGCGCTCTGGGCGCGCGATTGGATCGTTGAGCACTACAAGGATGAGCAGGAGGACGTGTGCGACCGATGGGATGGCTAGCGACCGCCGCCATGGCTTTGCTGCTGGGAGTCCTCGCCATTGAGGCGTGGGCGATACGGATGCTGGCGGCGGGGCTGGTACTGCTGGCCCTGTTCGCCTGCGGTTAGGGGGCGCGTTGAGGAATATCAACTGGGGCTGCCTGGCGCTTCTCGCCGCAGCCCTGATTATCGATGCCTTGGCCGTGTTGGCGGCTTCGTCGCTCGCACGCTGGATGATTGGAGTTTGACATGCAAGATTACGTGATTATGGGCAGCGTCGCCACGTTCGACGCCGTTATGCCCGACAAGGCCCAAGCCATGAAGGTGCTTGAGGAGGCTTCCGAGGTGTACAACGCCTGGCAGGCGTGGTACGAGTGCCGCGACGCCGAGGCCAAGGACTGGTGCGGCCAGTCCCTCATGGAGGAGTGCGCCGGCGTCGTGCAGGCTGTCGCAAACCTTGTGAAGGCCTGCGGCTGCGACGACATGCGCCTGCACCTCATGGACTGCGAGGACAGAAACCGCAAACGCGGGCGCATCACCGGCTCGAAGCCCTATCCCGAGGCCTGCGGGCGCGAGGGCTGCAAGCGCTTCGTGTTCGTGCCAATTCCTCGCCCCTATGGGGTGCTGGGCAAGATCAAGGCCAAGATTGGGGGCCTGAAGTGAACCGCGCGCAGAAGGTCATAGCCGCCGTGGTGTATGCCGGTAGCCTCGTGGCTGTGTCGCTCGCAATGATCGGGGTTTGTTCCCTGCTGGCTCGCTGGGTTGCCAGTATATGGGGGCTTGTGTAGCCCCTGAAGGCATGAAGAAGCCCCCTAGAATCGAATCTAGGGGGCTTTCTGCTGCCTGCTGCTATCTGCTCTGCCCTGTGGCCTTCTCGGCTGCTATAGCCTTCTCTAGGTCTCGTTTGGCCTCGCTGATGATCTGCAAAAGCTCGTGCCACTGCTTCGGCTCTCGGTCTTTCATGGCTTGCCTTTCTAGTTGTATGTGTCGCAGATGCTCGGGGTGCCGTCCCATAGGGTGAGCCGGTACCCGCATAATTCGAGTTCGGGGCTGTTCTTCGCCCTGCTGTAGTCCCTGACCTTGAGGCGCTTCCCGTTGTCGCTCGCCTCGCGGCCCATGATCGGGTCATAGGTGAAGCAGTTCGGCAAGGGCATGTACTTGCGCTCCCACCCGTAGGCGTCGGCCAAACCCTCGAAGGTGCTTTCTATGGGCCTGATCGTGGCTGTTTTCGCTGTGGCCTTGATGGCCTGGTAGAAACTGCCCTCGCATTCGAAAATGTCGCCTGCTTTTACCTGCATGGTGCGCCCCTTTCTAAAGATCGGGGCAAGGCCTGAAGCCCTGCCCCTATGTCGTTCTGCTATGCCGGGAGGAGGTTGCCCCTCGGGGCCTCCACGCGCCGGCTGCGCACCGCGTCGCGCCCCTGCTGCATGCCTCGGCTTATGCTGTCGTTGTTGGATGCCTTGAGGCCTCGCCTATGGGATCGCCCAAGCCCCAGGCCCTCGAAGTAGTCCTCAACCTCCTTGGGGCAAACGATCATCAGCTCGAAGCACTGCTTCTCAAGCTCGGCGCGCACCCCGGCGATGAAGCCGATAACGAAGTTCGAGTAGGCGTCGGGGTCGGTGTACGCGAAGTCCTGATACTCGTTTGCCAGCCTGTGGCAGGTTTCGAGCAGGTTCGCGTAAACGATCTCCGCCGCCTCGCTGTCGGCCTTGTAGCCGACGAACACGAACTCGTACTTGCGGGCCGTCACCCTGCGCTGGTACACCTTGCACCTGAAGTTGTCGGCGATGGTCTGCGCCAGGCTCGGCGCCCACGCCTTTGCCGTCCACCCGGTGGTGGTCTCGGTCACCCGCTTCACCTCGTCGGCAAGCTCCCATTCCTCCACGTCGTTGTCCGCGATGAGCTTCTGGGCCTTGAGGGCGAACTGGATGGCCTCGGCCTCGTTGCAGCCGTTCTCCACGCTGTGCTCGCGAAGCTTCTTGATCTTCTCGATGATCTTTTCCATGGTCGAACCCTCCTTAATGGGAGGGGCTAGGCCCCTCCCGGTAGTGATCTGTTACTTTTCCCAGAGGTAGCCGAACGCCTCGGCTATCCTGGGAACCTCGGTAACCTTCTTGGGTGTGAAATTGGCCTCGCGCTCGAAGTAGTTCAGGCCGTATTTGCGGTTGATCTCCTCAAGCTCTGCCAGGTTGAAGTAGCCCATCTCGGGGGCTGCCCCGAAGACGAACCCGAACATGTCGCCGGTCTCCTCGTCGTACTCGGTGGCGTAGAAGTCCCAGCCGTTGAAGCAGCTGAACCAGTGGCCGTAAACCACGGTCTCGGCCTTCTTGCCGTCTTGCGAGTAGAGCGGCGGGAGCTTCTTCTGAAGCTCTTTCGTGAGTAGCTTCTGCATGGTATGATCTCCTGTGTGTTGTTGTGGGAGGCCCCTTCTCGGGGCCTCCTGCTTGCTTTAGGCTGCTTGCTCTGCTGGTCTGATGGGGTTCGTTTCGCCGATGTTCCAATCAATGGCCTTGGCGTTCTGCCACTTGCCCTGATCGTCCATGTAGTAAAAGCCATGCTTGCCGAAGTACTTTCGAACCTTCAAGGCCCCGGACTCGATGCCATCGGCTATGACCTGCTTTCGAAGGTCTTTCACCATGTAAATAATGGCTTCTTCGTCGCTGTTGGCCTTGAATGCCTCGGTTACCTGTGCAAGGTAGTTATCGCAAGCCCTCATGATCTCCACTTGCTCGTAATCGGCTCGGGGGATCTCGTTAATTGGCCTGTGCTTCGTGGCCTCTACTGTGTACCTGCCAAGCTCTGGAAAAGCCATGTACTCGTTTACAAGCTTCAAGGCTGTTGCAAGCTCTAGGCCATCCTTTCGGCCCTGGGGGCCTTTTCTGAAGTAGCCTCGTGCTCGCATACCCTCAACTATGGCTAGGATCGTGTGGTTGCTCACCAGCTGACCACTTACCACCAGATCTAAACTCTGCTGCTCTGCCATCTCTGTAGCCTCCTTATTCGGTTCTAAAGCTGCTTGCTAGCTCTGTGGGCTTTGTGGCCCTCATTGCTGACAACTGAATTATTGCACAATAATTAGTGTGCTATAGGTACAATGCACAATAGCTATTGTTCTACACAATACATGCACAATTGCTATTGTTGTATCCCTATTGCTATTGCTGTATTATCAGGGGATCAGATCAAGGCATGAAGGGAGGTTGCATGACACCGACTGAGGCGCTTAAAGAAATGCTCGACCGTTCCGGCATGAGCATGTACGCGCTTTCAAAGGCCATGGGCAAGAGCAGGAACTACGTTCAGAATACGATCAAACAAGGTTCCGACCTAGGCGCGGGAAACCTCGCGCTCATGGCTTCTCACATGGGCTTTAAGCTGACGTTGAACGGAATGGGCGAACCCATCGAGATAACGGAGAGGAGCGAAGATGCCGACGATAATCAAGGGCCAGCCGACTAGCGCCGAGATTCGCAAGCGGCTCAAGGCGGAAGGACGCCCCGTGGTGCTTTCCTGCTCGCTGGGCAAGGACTCGCTGGCCGCCTGGGTGGCGCTTGAGGACGAGGGTATAGAGGTCGTGCCGATCTACTACTGGTCTATCCCGGGCCTTCCGATGGTCGAGCAGAACGTGCGAACCATCGAGAAGGTGTTCGGCGTGAAGATACACCAGTACCCGCACCCCAGATGGTCGAGGACGCTCAACAACTGCGTGTTCCAAAGCCCGGCGCACTGCGACGTGATCGAGGCCGCGAACATGCCGGTCTACAGCTACGACGACATGCGCCCCTACATCCTCGAAGATCTCAGCCTGCCCGATGACACGTGGTTCTGCGACGGCGTGCGCGCCTGCGACAACCCGTACCGTCGAGCCAGCCTCACCAAGCACGGCCTCATGAAGCAGACCACGCACAAGGCCTCGGTGGTTGCGGACTGGACGAAGGCAGAGGTCATGGATGCGATCGCCCGCAGGGGCATCGGCCTGCCTCCGGACTACGAGCTGTTCGGGCGCAGCTTCGACGGCCTGGACATGCGCTTCATGAAGCCCCTGCGCGAAAAGCGCCCCGACGATTTCGCCGTGGTCAAGAAGTGGTACCCGTTCATCGAGGCAGACGAGAAGAGGTGGGAGCACTATGGGCTTTAAGTTTGAGAAGCCGCAGAAGGCGCGTAAAGAGGCTAAGGCGGCCGAGGAAGCGCAGCTGACCGACCACCAGAAAAGCTACCGAGACCGCGAGAAGCGCGAGGAGAAGCGCTTTCAGATGGCCGTCGATTCCGGCTTCTGGATCTGCTTCTGCTTCCATGACGCCGAGGAGCGCGGGCGCTTCGCCGATCTGGTCAAGGCCGATGCCGAGGGCTGGACGTTCGGCGACGTAATCCGCCCCGTGTTCGAGGAGCGTATAGGCCTTCAGAACAAGCGGCAGTTCAAGCCGAAGGAGCAGAAGGGCACGCCGATGCCGAACCCGCTCGATTCGGTCGAGACCACCGACAGCCTCGAAGGCGACAGCTTCGCCGAGGCCGATGCCATACTCAAGGCGTTCGAGTCGCTTGAGGTTAAGCCCTACTACGACAACGTTTGGAGCAGTGCCTACTACGTCGTGTGCGTGTTCCGCGACTCCGACGACCTCGAAAGCTTCATCAGGGAGTATGCCCTGGCGAAGTACGGCGACCTGTACATGGACGGGTCGAAGATCCTTGAGGCCCTTGAGGCCTAAGGCCAATCTCACGCGCATAGGAAAATCAAGGTGTCCTTCGGGACGCCTTTTTTGTTCCCGAAAACGAGAGGAGGCAGGCATGTTCGGTCGTATTCGCCGCGCAGCGGGAAACATCGCCAACCGAGTGCGCTCCGCGTTCAATCGCGGTCGCGGCAGCTCTTCCGGCCGCTCCTCCTACTAAGGGGGAACCCAGGGCCAGCGCGATCATAAGGCGCTGGCCCTTTCCATCGTCAAAGCAAAACAGAGAGGAGTGAACGCATGGCAGCCAAGCGAGAGAAGCCCACACTTCCCACCGACACAGACTGGCCCGCCGAGACCGTCACATGGTTCAACGCGTGGCGCGACGACCGTTGCAGCGACCGCTGGGACGAGCGCCAGTGGCAGTACGTCATGGACACCGCCATCGTCCACGCCCTCGTGTACGGCTCCAACGACTTCGGCGCGCTCGCCGAGCTTGACAAGCGCCTGCGCTTCATGGGCCTCACGTTCGAGGACTAGCCATGAACGACCAGAACCTCATCAAGCCGAAGCGCGACCAGACGCCCGAGCAGCGCCGGGCCGCTGCCTCGAAGGCCGGCAAGGCCGCCGCCAAGAAGCGCCGCGAGAAGAAGCAGCTGCAGGAGATCGCCAAGACCGTGCTGCACATGCCGTTCGAGGGCACCGACGCCGAGCTTGACGAGCTTGAGGGCATGTCCTTCGAGGACTACCCCGACCGCAAGCTCACGGTATCCGAGATAAGCGTGCTCAAGGTGGCGAAGAAGGCCATGCGCGGCGACATAGCCGCCTTGCAGTTCCTCCGCGACACCGCAGGCGAGCGGCCCGTCGAGAAGGTGGAGGTCTCCGCAGACGTCACGCACGCCGCCGAGGAGATTGGCAAGTTGATAGAGGCGAAGCGCCATGCCGACAAGGGCTGACCTCATCGACCTGGTGTACGACTGCCCCGCCGACATCGCCGTGAAGCTGGGATACGACAAGCTCACCGATCTTCACAACAAGTGGATCAAGGACATGGTGTTCGGCACCGAGGACG